CTAACATAACATACTCCTTTCAAGTGTGTTTGTGACCAAGTTAACAATAAATAAAGGTTTTACTTCTTCCCATCAAGCCCCCATTAAAGGAGGCTGATGGGTTTAAATAGTGAATGATTAAGCCTCTTCTCCTACAAGTCCGAGCTCATCATCTGTGAAGTCAAACATCTCAGCGTCTGAGAATGTAGCCTCATCAGTTAAGATAACCTTACGGCTAGCTTTGAGAGCTTTAGACTTAAGTGTAGCCTCATCCCAATAGAGAGTGCTCTTAGATGCAGGGTCCCAACGTACAGCATAGGTGCCGTCTTCAAGTGCAGCTACATAGACATCTGTGATTCTGTCGCCATCACCAAAGTTGTGCATAATTATCATTTCTTTACTCCTTTCAAAAGTGTTAATAGAAATGGTTTCTAACTAAAAGTCCAATTTTCATAATCGGTCTTCTCCACTTTGAGGTCAAATATGGTTGTATAACAAAATCCTACAATTTTTTCATGTTTCACCTGGTCATTTCTATTACTGTACTATATATATATTATATTATATATATATATACTATATGGTAGTATGGGCATATGGTAGAGCATATAGCTTATAAGGGGGGTGGTTGTAGGAGGGGGGAGGAATGACTTGATTATTAGGTCCTTTAGATATTAATATTCCGTATCATGGTAGAAGTTATAGATGCATTAACCAATCTCAGTGAGGAAGATATTGAAAATGCTTTAGAGCAGATATCTAAACAATCTGGAGATACAATTCCTATAGAAATAGATGGTATGGTATATAATATACCTTTACCTGTGCAATATTTAATTGATGATTTAGCTTTACAAATTAAGGAGTTATCTAGTAGCGACGGCGTTGTTATGCCTAATTAGATACTATGAATTATCAAAAAATAAAAGGAGTAAAACATTATGTGTATGATGATATAAGTGAGTTCTATCATGACCATCCAAACGAGACGCCTGTAAAAGATTGGCGAAAGTCCAAAGAAGGTGATTGGGTATGGAGCGACGATGGCCGCATCGTTCAAATACTCAAAGCATCACCTATTAAACATCCGAATGACAGAAGAAACTATAAATATTGTAAAAATTATATTCGCACTGTTGTTGGTTCGTTTCTATGTTTGCCTAAAACATATATGGATACGGATTTTTCCCAACACAAGAATAGGTACACATTCTCAAAATCCATTAAGGATACCAAGAAACAGATTTATAAACGGAAATCAACAACTAAGAAAGAGAAGATATTTGCGACTAATGTTGCAGTTGGTCTTGGAGCAGTTAAAAGCTATATGGATGCGTTTTCAGAAACTAATTCGTATAAAGCCCAAAAGAAAGCGGCGATCTTATTAAAACAGGAAAGAGTTATGAAAGAAGTAGAAAAGTCAGTAGTTGACGTAGCAAAGACCATGGGTATTGACCATGAGTATGTCTTAGAGAAATTGAAATGTCTAGCAGATGGTTCTCAAGAGGATCACATTGTCTTGAATGCTGCTAAAGAGTTAGGAAAGGCAATAGGTACGCTAGGTACGACTACTATAAAACAAAAAGAGCAGGGGATAATAGGTTTGTTCAGCGGATTTGAACCAGATCAATTAGAAGCTGCCGAAAGGCCAATGAAGCTAGAAGAAAGTAATATAAAAGAAGGAGAATAATATGGTTTGCTGTCCTTATTGTGGAAGCACCTATGGAAGAAAAAAAGGTGTTAGAAATACCAATCAGAGATATGAGTGTTATGCTTGTAATAAATATTTTCAAAAGCCAATGGAATATGAAGAGCATGAACTTCCTAAAATACTAATATTTGATGTAGAAACAAGTTTTTATCATTTTGTTGGTTGGGGAACATATAAACAATTCATCCAGCATTATCAAATAACACAACATCAGTACATAATCAGCTGGGCGGCTAAATGGTTATATGATGATAATGTTCAGTCAGATGTAGTCACACCAGAAGAATCAAAGAATAGAGATGATAAAAGAGTTCTTAAATCGATCCATAAATTATTAGATGAGGCCGATATAGTGATTGGACATAACGGAGAAAGATTCGACCTTAGAAAACTCCGTTGGCGATTTATTTCACAAGATATGCAACCTCCAAGTCCTTTCAAGGTCATTGATACTTTAAAAGTTGCGAGGAAAGAATTTTTTGCACCTTCATATAAACAAGATTTCTTAACAAAGTATTTCAAGCTTGAGGGTAAGCTTCAAACGGATTTTAGTTTATGGGTAGATTGTGAAGCTGGGGTACCAGAGAAATTAGATGAGATGGTTGAATACAATAGGCATGATGTTATGGGATTAGAAGAATTATATTTAAAGATAAGACCATATATTCGTAATCATCCAAATCTTGGCGTATTGATGGATGATGATATATGTCCTACTTGTGGAAGTAAACATCTTAAAGAGACTAGTTCTGTATATTTAACTTCAGCTAATAAGTTTCCAGTCTATAAATGTGAGAGATGTGAGACTCCTTACATTAGAGGTAAAAGAAATATCAATGATCACAAGACACAGATGAGAAGCGTTTCCTAGTGAGTTTGTATCAAAGCGGTAAAGATGCTAATCTCTACGGTAAGAGCAAAAGGAAGATAAAAAAGACGAGACAAGGTTCTGGTCGAGGAACTAAAAAAAAGTATAGAAAATACAGAGGTCAAGGAGGTAGAAAAAGATAATGATGTATGGTGGGAAATATATAGTTTTATGGAAAGAAGCTAAGAAAGATAAATCTGATGCTTTAATGAGGTCTTTTGATACTACGATAGAATCCAAATCATACATTCAAGGGTTTGTAGATGCTATTGTTTCTTTTACTAAAGATGCAGATGAGGATAAACTATTAAAGGAATTTAAGGTAGAGGAGATGAAATGAAAGGAACAAAGAGAGGATTTAAAAGAAAAGACTTGATTAATAGGGTAAAAATGTTGGAGTATGCCCTTGCAAATTATGTGGAAAGACAGAAAAATTCTGAATTAGTTATTGATCTTTATATAGAAATGAAGAAAGATGAAAAGAAATTTAAAAAGTTTATAGAAAAGAAAAGAGCAGATGCCGAACATAAATAGTCAACCTGTTTCAGATGCTGAAAAAGCATTATTGTTAGCTAGTAAAGATTTAATATCTTTTGGTAAACTATTTCTTCCTGAAGACTTTCTTCGTAGTGAAACTCCTTTTTTCCATTATGAGATAGCAGATGATATCGATAATAAAGAGGTTAAGCAGACAGCTATCATTATTCCAAGAGGTCACGGGAAGACTGTATTGACTAAAGCTTCTATATTAAAAGATTTTCTATTTTGTAAAGGTGGCGATGACTTTTTATTCTATGCATGGGTGTCAGCTACACAAAAGCTTTCAGTAGGAAATATGGATTATATAAAACATCACCTTGAATATAATGAAAGAATAAAGTATTATTTCGGAGTCACTAGAGGGAAAAAGTGGACAGAAGAAGATATAGAACTCCAGAATGGTTGTAAACTTATAAGTAAATCTAATGTTGCTGGTATTCGTGGTGGAGCGAAACTTCACAAGAGATATGATTTGATAGTATTAGATGATTTTGAGCATGAAGCAAATACGATTACGAGAGAAGCAAGAGATAAGAATGCAAATCTTGTCACTGCTGTTGTTTATCCCGCGCTTGAGCCTCATACTGGTAGGCTCCGTGTTAATGGCACTCCCGTACATTATGATTCCTTTATTAATAATTTGCTTACTCAGCATGCAAAAGCTACTAAAGATGGGAAAGACTTTGCTTGGAAGGTAATTACATATAAAGCACTGCAACCAGATGGAACACCTCTTTGGGCATCTTTCTTTCCCAGTGCAAAAATAAAGGAGAAGAAAAAGTTTTATGCTGACTCAGGTCAGCCTCAGAAATTCTATCAAGAATATATGATGGAAGTGATGAGTGAAGAAGACGCTGTATGGACAAGAAAACATATAAGATATTGGGAAGGTTATTATAAAAATGAAGATGATGTTAATTACATAGTTATTGATGATGGTTTGGATACAAGAGAAGTTCCAGTTAATATCTTCATCGGTTGTGATCCTGCGACAGACATTGACACAAAACACGCAGACTTTAGTGTTATCATGGTTGTTGCTATTGATGTTAATAATAACTGTTACGTACTTGAATACGAGAGGCATAGGTCTATTCCGACTATTGGGTCGAAGGACCCTAGCACCGGGAATATATTGGGACGTAGTGGAGTCGTTGATTATATTATTTCTCTCCACGGTAAATATAATTGTGTTTCTGCAACTGTTGAAGACGTTGCTATGAATAGAAGTATATTCCAGGCTTTAAATGACGAAAGACGTAGGTTAAATAGGTTTGATATATCAGTTATTCCTGAGAAACCTGGAGGTCAAAACAAGAGAAATCGTATATACTCAGGTCTTTCGGGTCGTTTTAGTATGGGAACCGTATATTTACGAACAAATATGTTTGATTTGATTAACGAAATCATTACATTCGGACCAAAAATGTCCCACGATGACACCATTGAGTCACTTTATTATTCAACCGTACACGCTTTTCCTCCTAATATGAAACAAAAAGAAGGAAAACGAAAATGGTTCAAACCAAAGCGTAAAGCTAAAAGCTGGGTAGTAGCATAATGCCTGAAGGAAACAATATTCCAAAAACATCTCCATCTTTTTCTGGAGCGTCTTCTGTCTCGAGTCCTAGTTTAGTAATGAGAGCATTGGCTCAGAGTAGAGCTTTAGATGGTGGTTTTCAAAAATCAAGTACAATGTGGAATCAGGTTACTAGAAATAGATATCCATCAGGTAAGATGAAAGTCATAGGTTCATCTTCTTCAAGAAAGAAAGATGCTGGGTTACAAGAAGATATGGATTATATGCAAAGTATTTATGATTTATTAGGTATGCAATTTTCAGGTGGTTGGGGAAAAGGTGGATTGAATGTATCGGCAAGTTCTCCTTTTACTAAAGGTAGTTTTGGATTCTCTGCTGGTAAAGCAATGATAAGTGGTGATTATGAAAAAGTAAGGTCAGGTGAAGGATTGCGTAATTATGATTGGAATATTGGGATTGATATCCCTATAGATTTTTTTAAAAGGAAAAGAAGATAGTATATGTCGCCACCAAATTATGATGCTATGAGGAAGTTTATTCAAGTTCCAGGACTTGAAGGTCAATCTAAGAATGTTGGATATATTCCTATGGATAGACAAAAAAATGTAATAGGAAATAGTGGAGTTACGATAGGAGTTGGTTTTGATCTGGGTCAGCATAATAAACAACAATTAGTTGATATGGGGTTTAGTAATAAAATGATAAAAACATTATCGCCATATCTTGGGAAAAAAGGTAATGAAGCTAAATCTTTTTTAGAAAACAACGAACTTGTTTTAAGTTCTCAGCCAGGAAGTAATCAAGATTATCTGGAAACGATTACGAAGCCGACAAAATATTATTCTGATATGTTAGCTTCAAAATATGATAAAGCTACAGGTGTTCCTGGGGATTTTTCGAGGCTTGAAGCTCCTATGCAAGGAGCTATATATAGTGTTTTTTATCAACTGGGAATGAGTAATCCATCTAAAAGCGCTCCTAAGTTTTGGAAGCATGCTACTGGTAAGAATTGGAAAGGTTTATTAAATGAATTAGAAACAGGAGCTTGGGGAAATAAGAAAATAGGAGAAGAACCAGGTCAACAGAGAAATAGACTTAGATGGCTTTATGATAGAAGGAAACTTGAAGCGAAGAAGTTAAGAGAGTCTGGGTCTATTGTTGCTCAATCGGTTTTTGATCAGGAGGGACCAGACTTTGGATATTTTACATAGGAGGAATTTATAAGTAATGGCTAGAATGACTAATAAGAAAAAAGCAGAATCAGTTAGAAGTTTGTGGCAAAAAGCCGCGTCTAATGAGAGACAAAAATGGAGAAGTATTAATCAAAGGGGATATGATTTTTATCTTAATGACCAGTTGACAGCTCAAGAGAGAGATGATTTACAAGAAGCTGGTATGCCTGATTTTGTTATTAATAGAATAACACCTGCTATCGAAATGATGAAGTTCTTTGTAACTGCAAATAATCCAAGATGGCAAGCTGTAGGAGCTGAAGGTTCTGATGTTGATATAGCGGCTATTCATTCTGATATAGCTTCTTATTGTTGGTATGTATCAAATGGTAGGTCATTATTTTCACAAGTAGTTCAAGATTCTTTTACTAAGGGTATTGGATATATGATGGTTGATGTTGACCCTGATCAAGATAGAGGTATGGGTGAAGTTGTTTTTAAATCCGTTGATCCTTTTGATGTGTATGTTGATCCTATGAGTCGAGATTTTCTTTTTAGAGATGCATCTTATATTGTAGTAAAAAAGGACTTACCTAAAAATCATTTAATGAATTTACTCCCAGAGCATAAATCTAAGATAAAGAAATCTTCTGGCTCAGTTAATCAATTTGGATCAGCTAGTTTAAGAGATGTTACATCATCTGATAGTGTTCAGTTTGAAGATATTGGTTCTAGAGCTTATTTGCCTGATGGTAAAGAAGATGATATTATAGATTTTTATGAGATGTATGCTAAAGAGAAGTTGCCTTTTTACAATGTATTTATGAGAGTTCCTCCAAGTCCTCAAGAGATGGAACGTATTAATGGTATGGTTGAAGAAAGAATGGATTCTATTGTTAAAGAGTTAACTGTTGCAGCTGAAGAAAAAGAAATTGCAATTAGAATGTCATTGGAGAATGGTGAGATTATTGAATCAAGAGCGATGCTTGAGTTAGAGAAGCTTCAGAAAGAAACTGAACAAGCTATAGAAACTCAACAAGCTGCTATTCAAGCTCAGGTTACTGAAGAAGTATCTAAAGTTGAGAATAAAGTTGTTAGTGAAGATGAATATAAATTATTAATTAATAATGAAGAATTCTCAGGAGCTGTTGTTGATTCGGTAAAATTTCATGATACAAGAGTAAAGGTTACGTGCGTTGCGGGTGATACTTTATTATATGAATATTATTTGCCTAATTCTGATTATCCAATAGTTCCATTTCCTTACACATATACGGGAACTCCATATGCTATGAGTGCTGTAACTCCTCTTGTTGGTAAACAGCAAGAAATAAATAAGTCTCATCAGATAATGCTTCATAATGCTAATTTAAGTTCTAATCTAAGATGGCTTTATGAGGAAGGTTCAGTTCCTGAAGATGAATGGGAAAAATATTCTTCATCACCAGGTGCATTATTGAAGTATAGACAAGGATTCGCTACTCCAACTCCAGTTCAACCATTACCTCTTAATCAAGCTTTCTTTAGTATCACTCAACAAGGAAAACAAGATATAGAATATATATCAGGAATACCTGGGACATTACAAGGAGTGGAAACTGAAAAGCATGAAACATATAGAGGAATGTTAGCTTTAGATGAATATGGAACTAGAAGAATTAAGGCTTGGGGCCAAACTATAATGGAACCTGCATTGGAACATTTAGGTAAAGTTTTTATGGAAACGGCTCAGAATACATATACAGCTCATAAAGTATTTAGGATAATTCAACCTGAAGCAGGAGGACATGAAGAAAAGAATGTTGAAATAAACGTTCCTGTATATAATGATTTTGGTGACGTTATGAGTAGATGGAATGATTATGCATCTACTAAATTTGATGTAAGATATGTTGGAGGTTCTACGCAACCTGTTAATAGATGGGCTTTGCTTGAAGAATATTTTAGATGGTTCCAGTCAGGTCTTATTGATGATATAGCAATGATAGCTGAAACTGATATAAGAAATAAAGATCAGATTATACGAAGAAAGAGTGTATATGCTCAGCTAAAACAACAATTAGAAGAACTTACTGAAGAATTGAAAGATCGTGATGGTACTATTGAAACATTATCAAGACAAGTTATTCAATCTGGCATTAGAGATAAAGTTAATACAGCTGGTAATGAAGTCAAAAAAGATGTACTTGAGACTGAAGCTCAACAAAAGTACCTAAGAAGTTTGATGAATGATCAAAATAAAAAAATAACAGAAAAACAAGTTGAAAAGGATAGATAAAAGCAGTTAAATTAATGGAGGTACATTATGGCACTGCAACAAGAGCAAAACGACAACCTGTTAGAGGATAACAGCCTCGGGACTCAAGACATGTCTTCAGCTGACTTTTTTAGTGAGCTAGATAGGCAAGTTAATGGTGCCGTACAAGAAAGTGACGGGGAGCCCGTCCGTCACGACAGCGTAACGGCTAAAAATAGCCCTCGCGAAGAATCAGTCGATAAACAAGGGCACGATTACGAAAAAAGGTATAAGGATTCAAGTAGAGAGGCCGGAAAGCTGAAAGGCAGACTGGACGAACTTGAGCCTTATGCGCCTATCTTAGATGATATGAGAGAAGACCCTAATTTAATAAACCATATTAAGGGATATTATGAGGGTGGAGGTACAACACCAGGAAATCTCAAGGAAAGACTAGGACTAGATGAAGACTTCGTCTTTGATTATGACGAAGCTATGGATAATCCCGATTCTGATTCGGGGAAGTTATTGGGTTCCACCATTGATGGTGTAGTTCAAAAACGACTCGGTCAGTTTGCTAAACAATCAAAAGAAGAAAGTCAAAGGCTTACAGCTGAGCAAGACTTTCGTAGTAGACACGAACTAAGTGATGATCAGTTTCAACAAGTTGTGCAATATGCACAATCGAGACCTCTAACTTATGATGATGTTTATTTTTTGATGAATCGAGGCAAGAAGGATGATAAAATAGCTCAGAATACAAAAGGCGAAATGATGGATCAAATGAAGAAAGTTCGTGAAAGACCTTCTTCGGTAGCTTCAACAGGGTCTAGTGGTAGTTCTTCACCTGGGTCGAATGATGATCGAGTGTTTGACTCCCTCATTGATATAGATAAGGAATTGGAACAGGCTTTTAGTTTATCATAATTAAAAGTCTTAATTGTTAACTTAAAGGTAAATAAATGTCTGATATTTTTACACTTGGAACATATTCTGATGTTGCAACTTGGTCTGATGGTACATCTAAAGATACTGGTGATCTTAGGCGGAAGTATAATTTTGGAGACCGTGTCTCTGAATTAGCTATCGCACAGGACCCTTTCTTTAGATTCGTATCTAAAATTGCTAAGAAGCCAACTGACGATCCTGAATTCAAGTTTACTGAAAGACGACCTTCTTACCATAAACGATATGCTTATGTTTCTGGCTGGGTTGAGCAAGGTGGTACAGATGTATTAGGTGGCACCGGTGGTGACGCTGATATTACTATGTACAATGATACCGGCAATCCTGCCGCTGCTTCAACTGGTGATACATTCAAGGTTTATATGTCAACTGACTATGAATCTGCTGGAAATATGCAAAACGTACAAGGGCAATCAACAGGTAAAATTGACGTTGGAGCCTCAGGTACAAGACCTTCATTCTTCTTACCAGATCAGGTAGTTAGA